CTGTGCCTGCTTTAAATTCACCTTCTGGTTGAAGCATTCTTAAAAACGCAGCACCCTCTTCAGTTAATACTGCATTTCCATCAATTGCTAAAGATTGTTTTAAAGACTGAGGAACCAAAGCTAAATTACCAAGTTTTGTAGATCCTTCTAAAATCATAGTGCCAAAATCATCGCCTTTTAATTTTTTAAGTTGAGCTTTTAGTTGAAGCTCTGCCATTGTTTTGGCTGTTTGTGCTTTTTCTTCTTCTTTAAATCCTTTATAGAATTGACCAGTACCTGTGGTTGGCACAATTCCCGGAGTAGACTCTGTCATTTTTATTGAACCAGCTAAAAATCTATCTCTAAAAGCAGGATCATCTTGAAGTTTTTTAAACAGCTCACCTGGTGCATCTCTTAAAGTTTCAAAGAAACCTTTTTGAACATCTGGAGCTTTCACTTGTATTACTTTTTTCTCTTCTTTTTGTTCTTCTGTTTCACTAGTTTCTTCACCTTCAGGGAAAGCTTTAATTGCCTCTCCAATAATGGGAGGCACAGCAGTTAAACCTACGCCTTTACCAATTGTTCCTGCTACTTTTTTTCCTTGTGCAACATCACTAAGTATTCTGCCTTGATCTCTTTTAGGGCCTGTTGTTCTTTTTGATACTTTGCCCAAAGATCTAAATGCTTGTTCAAGTGCTTTTTGTACAGGCGCACTTGTAAGTGCTTTTCTTCCAAGACCATAAGTCCCTCTAGCAAGCAAACCTGCTGTTCCTAAACCGGGGACAATCATTGCAAGATCTAAAGGATTGGTGTAGTCAAAAAAGTAATCTTCTCCTGCTCCAAAATACTTTTGTCCTGCATCGCCACCTTCTTGAAAAGAAGCTATGCCACCATTTTTCTTTTTAATAACACCTTTACCAATTAAAATATCTTTCTGAGTTATTTGGCCATCTCCACTTAAATCTGGAAAGCCTCCGTCTTTCAATTTCATTGGCTCTAAGCCTGACATTATCCCTGGCATTACATTACCTTTCCGTAATTTACAGCATAGTATCCATCTTTAACTATAACTGCATCTGGTTTAACTTCTAAAACTTCTTGAGCTATAACACCTTCTGCTGGTTCAGATTCTGCTCCCATTGATTTTGCTTTAGCATTCCAATCCCATGTATACCAACCAACACCAGGTTCTAATTCACCAACTTTTTTAATGTTGTCTTTTAATTCAACATCAGATAATGCAAACAACGATGCAATTTGTCCTGCTGTTCCAACAGCTTGAGAGAATCCGCTAGGCTTTTGATAACTTTGTGGTTGATATGATTGACCTTGTGTGCCACCGCTAATTTGACCTGCTGGCATACCAGCAAGTAATTGTTGACCTTGCAGTAATCTTTGCATTGGTTCGCCAGCAAGCTGTTGTGCTCCAGCAAACTGTCTTGATAGAGCTGCTTGCTGAGTAGCTTGGCCTTGCTGACCTAGTTGATTTAACATGCCAACTTGTGCGCCTAGTTGCTGTTGAGATTGCTGACCTAGTCCTGCAAGCCCACCACCAATCTGTCCAAACTGTCCGCCCATGCCAGCAGCTAATTGTCCAAGCCCACCAAGAGCCTGGCCTAGTTGTGCTTGTTGGCCGCCAATTCCTGCTTGCATAGATGCAAGTCCTTGTTGGGCGCCACGTTGTTGTTCAAACGCTTGTTGAGCTTGTTGTTGAGCCTGACCAAATCCAGCGCTTCTAATGCCGGAAACAGCTTCTGCTGCTCCACGTCCAGTTTGTCGGGCAAGTTCCTCTTGGGTAATTCTTCCTCTAGACCCACCAAATGCGCCGGCTGATATAGCCTGATCCCTAAGACCTATGTCAGCTTGTGCAGACTGTCTGCCTATATCCTCTAATGTTTGTTGAACAACTTGATCTTCGTATGGGTTAAAAAAACTTTGTGCCATAGACGGATCATAAATACCTGTAGTACCTCTTGCTGTTTCTTCAGCCCTAGACAATGCGCCAAGTCCACCAGTAACCGCTTCACGGGCACCTGGCAAATATCCATAAGCTTCATCTAAAGCTCTCTCTTGTCTACCGAAGAGTCGACCAGCTTCAGTTAGATAAGGTTGATATTCTCCTAGTCGGCCTGCTTGTTGTCGAGCTTGAATTTGTAAAGGAGTAAGCCCGGCAGTTTGCTCGATGGGAATATCTCTGGGTCTAGATATAAGACCTTCGTATTCACCAGGTGCGCCAAAATAAGATCCTAATAATCTTCTAGAGTAATCTTCTACATATGGTTGAACAAAAGAATAGCCAGTCTGAGGCGCAGTAATAACCTGAGCTTCTGGACCTTGTTTTGTTTTACTGCTGAAACACATCTTCTATTTATTTCCTATAATACATACCGCCTATCTGGTGAAAGCCTTTTTTATCAAAAAGTTTCTTAGCTCTTTCTACACCTTCTAGGTTAAAAATGCCAAGAATCAAAGGCTTGTCTTGCTCTTTAGCATATTCTATTACTGCATCTATTAAAAGATGTGACGGTGGTATTTTTTCTTTTAAGTTCCTGTATTCAGGCAAAACATAAAACCAACCATCTCTAACGTATTGTTCTGCTGACCACCAATAATCATCTGGTCCTGCAGCAATACTACCAATGATTGTATCACCATCTAGTACATTATACACAATACCCTCAAACAAGAAATGATTTATGTGTGAGGATGCTCGGCCCCACTCAATGGGTGGAGATCCTTCGCCTGACAGAGAATGTTCTGCCCAAAAGTTTTCTGATAAAAAATCAGCTATGCGTTTACCATTTTCTGATGTGGGTTCTACCTTTTCTAAGGTTAAGTTCATGCAAGTTGTTTAGCTATTTGTTCTCCAAACTTTTGCATTTTATACATTTCACGAGCACCTAACAATCTTTGCTCATACTCATCTTTTGGATCTGCTCCAGCTTGAATACCCATACCTCTAACCGCTGCTGAATTAGTCACAAACTCACCATCGCTTAACATAGCTGGGATCTGATCGCCTCGTTCTCCACCGGGACCAGTAACAAGTTGATCTCTTTCTACAAAAGTACCATCTTTAGCATACAACTGACTGGCTATACGCCTAGGTTGTAGATCATCTATAAAGGTAGCTTCTCTTGGAGGAGCTACAAGTGGGGAGAAAGGTACGCCTTTGGCTTGTGCATAAATTTTAGATACTTCACTAGGATAAAATCTATAAGCTGCTGGCGTTTTATCTTGAGCATCAATTGATATTTCTTGCCCAGGTTGTGTTCCTTGATAACCCATTGATCTTGCATAAGCTCCTATGCCATCTGAGGGTGCGCCATATGCTCTAGCAAGTGCAGTAGCCATGTCTTCTTCAGTAGCATTGTCTACATCTACACCTAAAATATTTTTTAAATAATCATTAATATCAAAATCTAAGTTAAGATCTAAATTAGCTAAACCTCCGCCATTTAATTTTATAACTTGAGGAGCTCTAAAAGCTGATGGTCGAATCATTTGACCTTTAGTTAACATTTTGTTTTTTGGAGAATCTGAAAGTCCAGCTAATCTTTCCATAAAAGATGGCTCACCCATGGTAGCAATGTCTTCACCTATTTCACTTGGCGACTTTCCATCTATATCTATAGCCACTCCGCCATCTTTTTCAAAATCATAAAATAGGTCATCATCTTCGTTTGAAGAATTAAAGTTATTTAAATCTTCTTCTGCTTCATCTTGAGCGTCTTTGTCAAATATATCTAATATTCCTTCTAACATTCCTTTGTTTTCATCTTCCATAGACTTCATTAATGAAATCATTCCAAATTGATTCATACCATCTGCGAGTTTGGGTATTTCTTTTTTGTTTATTCTGTCAAACTCTGGCCTTCTATATTTTCTAGCTGATTCAAGAACAGCATCTCTGCCCTCTCTTTCCATAAACCCTTCTAATATATTTTGTTCTGCCATAACTTGATATGGTCTGTCTTCCATTATATTTAAAGGATTACCATATTTATCAAGACCTCGTCTATTACCTTCCATCCCTCTGTCATAAAAAGGATAACTTAGCAAAGTATCTCTATATAAATCTCTTTCAAGTTCTTCATCAGAACTCTCAAGAGCATCAGACATAATTTTTATTTTAACTGCCTCAAGATCATTGATCTCTTTATTTAACATTGATGCTAAATCTTTGTCGTTATTTCTAACAGCCATTTCGTATTGAGTCATTAGATTTCTAATCTGAGTCTCAACACCAAAAGCTTTCTGCTTAGGGTCAGCGTTTAGAAAATCTGCTATTCCGTTATTTTTGTCTTCCATTTTCTTTTTGTTTTTTTAGTTCTCGCTCTTGCATTAGCAATTGTAAGTCATGCCAACGATACATCTTCTGATTTACATCATCCCAAAACCAGCCTTTGTAATCTTGCGATTGTTCCATTTGCTTAATTTATCATAAAGTTAAGGTTATATCACCATTTGTTTTAATACTAACAACTCCTAATTGTGCATTGCCTTGGTAACCATGAGGGCTAACAGGAGTATGTAGCTGCAACCATGCGTTGCCAGTGTAAACCTGTAGTACGCCAATAGATGTATTCCATATCACATCGCCAGCGTTAAAAGCAAAGGTGCTTATTTCACTGTCATTAAACTGTGGTGTCGAATTTGGGTCAAACTTTCCTAAGTTAATCTCTAGTATTCTAACTAGCCGATTGAATATGTTCGCATCAACCTCAGTTAATGCTAATGGTAACCTACTATCAAGAAGTTTTGCCATTATCTTCTGCCATCAGTTCTAATATCGAATCTATTAGCTCCTAGTCTCCACTTAAATCCAGTGCGTGCTGATGTATCTGCATCATCATCTGACTGTACTCTAAAAACCATTTGTCTTGCTCTGGTTCTTACAAAGTTTTGTGTAGTAGAACTAGTAACATCACTGGTTGAACTTGTTGTTAAACTTTCTCCGGGGAAGTTTCTAGTTTTAAGAACGTAATTTATCTGGCCGCTTGTAGGAGTAGATCCAAAAAATTTAATGTCAGGAATAATTCTGCTTACAAAACCAAATTGCTCACCTTCGTCAATATCGATATCACCAGATTCAATAAAGACATTGTCCATTGGCACACCGTCTGCATCTGAGCCAGTCTCGTGATTGTATAAAATGCTGCTATTCCCTGAGCCCTCTGTTGCCAGTGGATTGTCAAATATTCCCTCATCTAACCAAGCTGTTCTTGATAGCTCTCCTATGCTCCAAACGTTTTCTAAATAATTATAAGTAATGTATCTATCTATATCATCACTACTTCCAGAACAATAGAACCATCCTATCTCATTAAACTCTTTGTTGCTAAAACCAAATATTTTAAATGATTGTGTTGTATTTAAATCATCCAAAACATAATTAAGAACACTACAGTTAACCCTTTCAACAGCGCCTGCGTATTTATAGAAACCATCTCGGGCCATCCAATAGACGCCATCAGGTGCATTGATAGCAGCATTCGGAGATATCATGCCAACATTTTCATTAATTAGATTAACGCCAAATGTAAAGGGAGCACCAACAAACTGCATAGAATATAAAGATGTATCAGTCCAAATAAGTATTTCTTGTCTTGCTCTTAGGCCGCCAACTATTTGAGAGCCTGAAGACAGTCTTATATCTCCTGCTGTGTTAGTAGCTGTTGGCTCCCAATCTGTTAAACTTTCTTGACTGCTAAAAGCTACAAGCAAAGGATCTACGCTTCCTGTTCTTGCGCTGCCAACAATAGGATCTGCGCCCAAAACAATAACATGACGATCAATGTCACTAACAATAGCTTGCAAGCCTTTGGTTGGCGCAAGATTAGCTCCTGATAAAGATGTAATATCTACTGCTCTAGTTGATGTTCCGCTAGATGTATCCCAGTAGTAAATACCGCCAGCTCTTGGATTGATAACCAAATCTTCACCAAATGCGTCATGCGACCATAATCTTAATTGATTAGCAAAACTTGCCGCTGCCGCTGAACCCCATGTGCTAGATCCCCATGTGCTCACACCCCAACCTGTGGATGGAACATAAACATTTAGACCTGTATTGATTTGATAGGTTCCTACTGTAGATCCACCACCATTACCACTATCTCCAGCTGCGGCCAAAACTGGATCGCCGCTAGTATCTTTAGCCTCTATTGTGTAAGAGTTAGCATTTACAATAGTTGCTATTTGATATTCTTGATTAAGCACAGCAGCAGTAATATTACCGCCAAGAGATGCTGCCCCAGAGAAAGTTACAAAATCATTAGCCACAGCTCCATGAGCTGTATCCGTAACAGTAATGGTCGCATCTCCAGTTCCGACTTTAGCAAACGTTACATCACCAGCGCTGGTTGTAGATCTTATTGGAGTAATGTCATTAAAGTTAGCTCCTTCCTTAACATAGTATTTTAGGTTGGTTCCCATACCTAGAAATTTAGTAGAAGATAAAGAAACCCAGCCAAGCATGGCGCGACAGGCTCCTAGGAAAGTGTTTAAACTATTTTTAGTCCAACCACCTATTTTTTCTGGCAAGCCTTTTCTAAAACGAACAAGGTTACCATCAGCCCAACCGCCTTTATCCATAAGGTCCGTCATCTCTTTGTTGATGCCGGGTTGAAATGTAAGTTTTGTTAAAGGCATATTCTATTAATCTGTTTTACCTAAAGGACTGAGCTCTGGTGTTTTGTTTATCTTTAACAAAGCTTTAAGCAAAGAATCCTTTGAATCTATTTTATTTAAAGTTTTAATGGTTTTAGATACTTCAGTTAAATTTTTTGTACCGTCATACACATCAAAAAATACTTTATTAATTGGCAAAGCAACAAAACAAAACATGTCGATTTGGCCATTTCCATATCTTACCATTTTATTTTGGCGAATGTTATTAACAGTTCTTTTACTTGTGCGCAACTCCCAACGATAATAATCGCTATCTCTTCTTGTGTATACAGAATTTGTAGTTTTTACTTGAACCCTATAAAGGGCGTTGTCGTGATCAAGAATAAGATCTGCTTTGTGTCCCGGAGGTGTAGGTATTACAGAGTCACAATATCTCAGCATGTAAGATGCTGCTAGATATTCTCCTGCTAACGATATTCTAGCAGAGGATTCAGACATCTAGCCTCCGTTATATGTGTTGCCAGTCCTTTCCTTCAAACATTAAAGCTTCTGCTTCTCTTCTTCTTGTAAGGCCAGGCAATACTTTGCGCTCACCATTTACAGTTGCTTTGTTCCATCTTTTTATTTGCGCAGGAATTTCGTTGTACTCTCCTGCATTTAATTTTTTTAATAAAGTAGATACTTTTAAATTAGCTGGACCTAAGTTGTATACCCAAGAAACCAAAGCATCAAATTGACATTGATTCATTGGCACTGTAACAAGAGCATTTATGTAATGTTCATACTCATCTTCAAGCTCGCGCCATAACATAAACTCTGCTTTTTCTTCAGACCACTTATCACCTTCTTGTACATCTTTGGTATGGCCATAACCTATAGTCCATACTCCAGCAGCGCACTGGTAAGCTTCAAGCTCACAGCCTTCAAATTTTTTTATAAGCTCAAAGCCTTCATCTGAAGTGTGCATTAGTTTACGGGAAATATTATTGATATTAATGCTATTAGCAAAGTTCCTAAAAATCCAAAACATCCAAACACCGCCATTTTTAAAGTTTTGTTTAAGTCTGAGACTTCTGCTTTTATTTCTTCTGTTTCTTTAAATATTGTCTTCCACCTTTCTTCACATTTTGCCTCATGAGACTTTAAGTCTGATGCGACTGATTGAACTGTGTTTCTATTCGCCATCCTTTTTATCACCCGTATTGGATGCTCCAAAGTAAAACGATATAACTGCTGACGCCAATCCACCCAAATATCCTAACACTAAATTAATTAAAGCTTCAGAGTTTTGCTCAGGTGGTTGTAGTGTTACTAAAAATATGTAGCCCATAAAACCACCAACAACAGCAATACCCATAATTCTAGCTGTCCAATCTTTGTTAAAAGTTTTTCTAGCGTCTTGTTTTTCTACTGTTTCTAGTCTAAATATATCTACATCTAGCTCTTTCATTTGAACTTCAAACTGTTGTTCAGCTTTTTTAAGTTGAAGCATTTGTTCTGGAGTTGCCTCTTGTATAGCTTTATTAATAGACTTTGGATCTGCTTGACAACCAAGCACGCCAGCAATGACAGATGCTGCTTGACCGCCTAAGGGGCCACCCAAAGCTGAACCAAGCGTTGGAGCAAGCGCTCCTACTACATTTTTAATTAAACCAAATTTCATATGTAACTAATCCTTTCTTTGATCATCTCTATCTGCTTTTGCTATTTTGTCTATATCTACTAAGTTTGGAACTCCTAACAGAGTTTTTAACAACACATCTTGTCTAATACTTTGGTTGTCCATAGCCCTAACTCTATCAATTAAACTAACTATAATTCCATATTGTGAGTCTAACTTTGTTGATACTCTTTCTTCCATTGTATCTAAACTTGTTTGAACCTTTTCATCTAAAGTATCTAACTTATTTTCCATTCCATCAATAATTCTGTTGATAAGCTTCCAAACAAAAAGACCCAATCCCAAGGCCGCTGCTATTGGAAATCCTAATTCTGTAATAACAGATACTGCATCCATTAGCCGGGGACTAAAATAAATTTATTTAAATTTAGATGTAACTTTAGCCCAAAGTTCAGGTTTGAATTTTTTTACAGACCAAGCCAAAACTACTGTTACTATAATTAATGGTATTAATATATCCATATTTTACTCCTATGAAGTTTGATCAGGGGAAGGTGGGAATACAGGCAACGGTCTAACTGGTGGAGTTGCATCGTTATACACATACAAAGCCTGTAGCTGAGGAACCGTTGTACAAGCGTTAATCATCGTTACTTGGCTTTGGTAAGTCGTTCTAATTGACTCTCTCCAATCATCCCAATCCGTAGGTATCGCTGTTCCGTTTTCAGACTTGCGTACTACATACCAATCGCTAGGTTGTAATATAGTATACGCTTGGTTATTTTGAGTTGTAATAGCGTTTGATTTTAAACCTGGAGTTGTGGTTGTTTCACCAGTATCAGGATCGGTTGTTGTTGTATCATTTAAAGACTTAGGAGCAGCTGTTCCGTAAGCTCCTACTACCGTATTATTATAAGTAACTCCACCTACACTTACGCTATCGTAATAAGTAAAAGTTTCGTTAGTATTAGTGTAGTAAGCAGGGTCTTCGTAATTGCTTGAATCAGTTACAACTGGGTAAACTCCTATTGTTGCTAATTCAGCATTTGACCAAGAAGACATTACGTTTGAAGGATAATTTACATCCCCATAAGTAATGGCTGTCGGTCTTGTATAAACCTTGGTTACGTTATCGCTTGTATCTACTGATGCCCACATAATTTTATTTTACCTCAAATTAATTTTTTTACCTAGCTGTTGTTGGAATACCTGTTGATGTTACGAGTGGATTTTCTGCAAAAGCAGCAAAGATGTATGTTGCACCACTAATATTGGGATCATATGTTGCTCTGCGTGGTTTAAATCCATTAGAGAGTATATCTACAAATGGATAATTTGCACCCGCTAATTCAGCACCATTGGTGTCTGATAACAACACATTATTATTAATATTATACCCAAGTCTTTTATTATCAAACATATGCCAAGAGCCAGTGCTATCAATTCTTTTCATTATTACCATTGCTGGTTTAAATCCACAATATACAAAAGGACCATCTGTAACTCCATTGCCGACATACTTGCCAAACTTGCTGTAGCCTTGTTTTTCTGCGAAGCAGTAGGCTACATAATCTTTACTAGCAACTGCTGTATTTCCTGATTGCATGCCAAAGACTGAAGATGTCATACCTGCACCCCAAGCGTTAGTGTAACTACCTTCAGCAGTGATTCTTTCTAAAGCAACAATATAACTGGTATTACTGTTTCCACCAGTTAAACCTTTATGCCAAGACCACCAGTTGCTTGTTCCCACTCTGCTTTTTGTAATAACCATTGCAGGTATTTGTCCTAATCCATGTCCTACTGAAAAAATCCCTGTGCCTGAACTAGCTGGTGAAGTAAAAGTAACAATGCTAAAACCTGCATCAGTATCGGCTTGTACTGTAGAAGTTATAGAGCCATCACTATTTGAAGCTGTTGTACCACCATTGGCTTTCCATTGCCAAGCTACATAACCTGTATTAGCACAAATAGTGCTATATTGATTGTTTCCTGTAGAAAAACCATCAGTATTAAAAGAGGTTAAATCATAACCTGCGGATGCAGTGGTTTCTGCACTTGTGGCGTTAGAACTCAAAAACTTTGTAACTCCTCTAGTTGAAT